AGAGCGCTGTTTAACTTTGTATGATCTGCATCCGTAAAAGTATTTGAATCAGAAGCCGCCTCTATTGCAGCCGCGAGTTGATCAGCCGTTATTGCCCCAGTATTTCCATTAACAGAAAGGACTGCATCTGTAGGCGTAGCAAGCAGGGTGAAATCTGCCATACTTCCAGCCGTTCCACTATTTCTTACATAGCTTTTATTCTCGTCTGATCTAACAACAACATCACCCTCTTGCGTTGTTAAAGCTAAATGAGCCGTCTCGTTAGCTGCTGTTTGAACAGTTGTTAAAGCTACCGCGCTAGCGGTTATTACATTTGACCCACTAATTGAAACGCCTGTTCCTGCTGTATATCCTCCAGATCCTGGGGCATACGACAGCGAAGCCCATGCCGTTGATCCATCCCCAATCTTATATTTTTTAGTATCACTTTCCCAACCTACTTCGCCAGACAATAAAGTAGGGTTGGCTGTTGTCCAATTAGAAGCCGTATCAATTCGTTGTTGAATTTGTACCTTAACTGTTGTGCTCATACTCCTTTAGCGTTACCACCTTTTAACAGATATTCTAGGTCAGAACTTGAATGTCCTGCCGCGTCCTTACAAAATAAATAAAACGGCGATGTTCCATTAGCAAAAAACGAATCATCAACTGTTGTTGGTGTGTCATCAGCACCGCCGCCACCTGTCAAATTGTAGGTAAGGTCAACCCCTGTCAATACAACGACTTCAATTTCTATATCGTGGAAGACTCCTTTTTGTGTTTCATCTGGTGTTGAGGCGTATCTATAAAAGCTTGTACTTTGCGTTACGTTCGCGCCACCAAAAACAGCTATAGGAATTTTAAATTTATTATGTGTCCCTGCTGCGTCTAAATAATGTTGTCTGAAAAGTGAAATTTCTGTTTGCGTTAGGTCAGTATATCTAAAAGTTATGTTATGGCCTGTTAATACATTAGAACGACGAAACCGAATAGGCCCACTTGATAAAGTGCTTGATTGACTAACATTTAACCCGCCTGCGTTATAACTAATTGAATTAGGTTTTCTATTGTCTGGATAATCGTTCATGTCTAAATCGTATAGGGTGGCAGTAATTCAAGAGTTACAGACATATTAATTTGCCCGTCTATTTCTTCTATTTCAGGACTTTCTGAATATCGCCATTGATAACCAGTAGGGAAAGTTAAGTTTGTTGCAACTAATGTTTCTGTAGCCAAATCAAAAGGCTCGAAGGAACCATGAAATGCATAGTGACTTACTAAGCTTTGTTGTTGCGCTCGCGTAACACTTACAAACGTCATTCTTAAACGATGCCCATAAGAAACGCTTGAATGTCTAACCGCTGTTTGTTTCCCTGATAAATGACCAAGATTACTAGAAGCAACCGCACCGGGTGTATAGACCCGAGAGCTAGGAACGAGAACAGAAGGAAAAGTAGCCGCCATTTTTATTCCCTACCTGACCATGTGGCTTCAATTGTACTTTGATCATTACTAAACTCCCACTTACCTGCAACTGTCCAAGAAGAACCTGGCGTTGAACATCCAAAGCTGATATATGGAGCCGTTGAACTCCCGCAACCAACTGAATTGCCGTCAATGCCTAAGCCACCAACGGTTAAAGAACCGCCCCCACATGCTGACGTTTGAGAGACCCCAGAACTCGAACGCCAAGGAACTGGCCCGGCGGCTGGATAACTAAAATTACCATCACTTCCCGTCATTATTACAGGATTAATCGCACAACCCCACGCTGGCCCTATCGTTAGGTAATTAGTAAACGAAGTCCAACTTGAGGTGTAAGTACTACTAGTTGTAGAAGCCGGAATATCTGGTAAGGGGTTACCCCATCCATCAGTCCGACCCGTCTGAGCTGCTGTATGTGAGGTTAGTGTTCCGGTCCATCTTGCATAGCTATATGAAGTAACATCAGCTTCTATCGGTTCAGTTTCTCCTATTGGGTGAGGTGTTCCAAAGCCATCATTTGAACCGGGATCAGGACAAGACCATTCAGCCCCAATAATGTGGTCAATATCTGCTGTGGTCATCTCATAGCTACCTGTACCAGTATCAGAAGCAACACAGTTTATATATGTCTTGTGATTGTCTGGAACAAATTCACCAACGGCAGGGCCGTCCTTTGGCCTTCTATAAAAACAAACCCGACCGCCTGCACAAGAACCGCCTGATCCTGTAATCGTGTCGCCTTCTTTTAAAGGGTCAGAAGTTGTGCGGTCATCTGTTAACCCGGTTGGTATGTCATTATCAAAAGGATCGTCAGGGTTTCCGGTATCTTCTTCAAACGGGAAATCTTCATTAAAGCCGCCCATATCCCACCCAGTATCTCCAATAGTAGGAAAGCCCGAGTAGGGGTAAGAAATACCGTCATCTGCTATATCTGAAGTCCCTGTATTTGCATGACAAGTAACATCTGTTCTTCCTGTTGGTAAAACAGTCCCGACCGGGGTGGCTGCTGCAACTGCTTGGGCAACAATCGACTTTTTATTTGCATCGACAGGAAAATGAATTAAATCAAGTTCAATAACCCCCGCTGTTGCTTTTTGTATGCGCTCTACTTCATATAAATAATCATGATAATCAACAGTACCCGCGTTGGTTTCTCTTCTTAGTTTGACTCTGACAATATCGCCTAATGCAAGTGTGCTATTAAAGGTTGATGGTCTAACAGAAAGTCTTAGGGTATGCGTTATAAATTTTCTTCTAGCTATTTGATAAGCACCGTATTTAATAGCGTGAGATTCACTACAACACCATTGAGATAAATCATATTGAATAATGACTGGGTTACTTACCCCGCTTTGTTTAACTTCTGATGTTCTAATTATTGGTAAATCATTATCAGGCTGTTGCTTCCACATCACCAAAGCCTTTGCATCTTGCCTTTCAGTAATTGGGATATATTCGATTTCAAAACTACCGTCTAAGATATGATCTTCTGTAAATGCAAAAGTCGGAGAAATAGGATTAGTTGAATTAATAGTATGGTTAGCATTAACAGGTAGCCGAGGCTTAAAGCATTTTTTCCCATCTTTTTCAGATAAGCGAAGTAAAAATTGATTACCTGTATTAGTTAAAAAATCTTCTAAGTTTTGCGATTCGCTAAATACACCATTACATAAAAAGTTATTTGTATTTAAGAAGTTTGCCGCCGCCGTCATTAATGTATTGTCAATCATGTCATCGGGAAGCCTGTTCGATTGCTTAATTAAATAAATAGCTAAATCAATAAAGTTATTACTACTGCCTAATTGACTATCTAATATCCTTGTTACCTTTAAACCATTTTCAACAAAAGCATAAACTTGTTTGTCCCATGTCTTATCACCATCAGCAAAAGTATTGGTGTAACTAAGCGCGGTTAAGTCTGTAAATCTGCCATCTGTTCCCGCATAACTTGGTATGTTTTCCCATGTCGTTTTATTTGCAACATTAGTAATATTTGTGCCGGGTATCCATGAACTAGCTCTTTGCCCATAAGCTCTTTTCCAAGTGCCAACCCTGCAAGCTCTTTGATAAAGCTGGTTTTCTTTTATATCTCCTATTTGTCCCTGACTAAGAATTAATTGCAAATTAACGGTTAAAGCATTTGTAGTTGAGTCATTAACAAACCGACCACTAGTAGCCCCCGGCGCAACAAACACTCCGCCTATATTAGAAGCACGACGACAGAACACAATTGGTATAGGTTCACCAATTTCAATAGATCTTTGCCTTACATCTAATGATGTGTTTCCTTTAGCCGCCTCTTCTTTTAATTCGTCACCTGTTAAGCCTGATTGGTAAGGCAATAATGAAAGAGGATCAGAAACTTGTATATTCATAGTCTTATGGGTACTCCTACAAGATCAGTGGTGAATTTGCGCGGCGGGGCTGATGCTCCCACGGGTGAAATACTCGAACCTAGATTTATATTTAACGTCTCAAAACTTCCATTAATACTTATGATAACTCCTAAAAAAGTAACGATAGAGGATTGATTCGATTGAGGTGCATTGTTGGCAAGTCTAGAATCAAATTCATAAACTTTTAATTCGACTAAGTATTGATTATTTAACGCTTCTGTTAAAGCCGCTATCGCCGTTGTCGTAGCTGGACAAGTTAAAGAAACTGTATTCCCTCCGCTTGCACTTGATGAAAGCAAACCATCAGCGGTAAACGGGAAATAAGACCAACTCTTAGAGTTTAAAGAAATAGTTGAATTGACATAATAAGACTGCCAAAGTTGCTTATCGGTGCCGCCCGTGTAAATCCTTAGATACTGTGCTTGCGCTCTATTACTCATTAGCTAATCCCCTGAAAACGACGACCGCCCGCTGTCCTTGAATTACTAAAGACAGAAGCTGAGAAACTAGATAAAGCAGATTGAAGGTCGTTAACAGTCACATATTGTTGACCATTAGACATCTGCATGACTGGTCCTGTTTTGATGTTGATGTTTGGGCTTCCTCCAGAAACAAAACCACCCTCCGCAAAACGTGGAATTGCTGCGTTCCCTCTTAACCCTGAAAGATAGTTATTAATGAAACCGCCCATCTTGTGACTAGGAACAATATATTCAGAGCTTTTCCCCTCTCCTACGACTGCTAATTGTGGGCCTTGAACATATCCACCCTCTGCATAACCTCGAACGCTACCGCCACTAGAACTTGAACCACCGCTTGCAGCTTTTCGACCTCTTCTAATAATTGACATGATCTTTTTCCACCAGTTTTGAATCGCGTTAGTAACTGAATCAATCATCTTTTTAATTTGCTTTGGTATAAATTCAATCGCGGCTTTAAATGGGGCAATCATTATATCTTTTACTTTTTTCCACCTTGCCCCAAATGCCTCTATAAAACTCCCCCCAGCTTTAACGATATTTTTAAATAAATCAGCGAAACCTTTTCCTATATTTGTCGCTAGTTGTGCAATCTGTTTCCCTAGATTTACAAATATTTCTCTTAAGAATTTAAATTTAACAAAGGCCGCAATTAAACCAACAACCGCCGCGCCTGCCAAAATAAACGGAGCTGCAGGGCCAGTAAATACAGCCGCGACAGTTACACCAAGTATTTTTATAAGACCTCCAATCTTTACAAAGCCTGCAATCACTGGACCCATAGAACCAACCCAACCGCCTAACAATGCAGGTAGTTTTGTTGCTGCTATTCCTTGTAATGCACCTTGAGTAAGAACAGCCGCAAGACCTAAAGCTTTTACCGAAAGAGTTAAGACTCCAAAAGTTACCGCTAATTGTTTTATAGGTCCGGGTATTGCATTAAAGATTTTTGCCAACCCATCCAATAAATGCACCAATGTTTGTAGAGCTGGTAATAAGGCTTCCATTACCTGTATTGCAACAATCCTAAATTTTTCCCCTAGCTGCGCCATTGAGTCATTAAACGCCGCCATTCTTTCCGCGCTTAATTGTGTAAAGCCTGTTTCTAATCCGTTAATTGCTTCTGAGCCTTGATTTAACAAAGGTATTAATTTTCTACCTAATCCAGTACCAAAGATCTCAGCAGCGTTAGCCGCCTTCATTGTTCCGTCTTCCATCCCTGCAAATTTGTCTGTTAATTCTAAAAATGCTGTATCTAAATCTTTTAAATTTCCTTGATTATCAGTAACAGAGAATCCAAGACGATCAAAAGCATCTTTAGCAGTACCAACCCCGTCGCTTGCATCTTGCATATTTTTGGCAAGAGTTGGAAACGCTCTTTGCAATGCCTTGAAATCTGTTCCCGCTAATGCCGCCGATTGTCTCAACTTGTCTAATAAAGGAACCGTAAGCCCCGTAGAACGAGACATTTTTTCTAGTTGGTCGCCTAGCTGTAATACGTCATTACCCATCTTTGCAAAAGCCGCCACACCTAAAACAGGTAAGAAAGCTTTAAGCGCTCCCATTGCTCCCTTAGATGCCATTTTCAGGCGATCCATTGCGCCTGCTGTTTTCTTTGATTGACCTGATAACTGATTTAAACCTTTCCGCAATCCTCTGAGTTCTTCCTCCCCCTTTACTTGGGCCTTAATCGTTAAACTTGTTGCGTGATCAAACTGCATTTTCTATTTACTACGTTCGCTTAGTATTTCCACTACTTTAGCTTCTATTAGCTGAACGTCCGACAAAATCTTTAAAGGATTTTCAACTTTTTCAATATCCATAAGCTTAAATAGCACATTGTAATCAAGACCAAGTAAAACACCTTGATCAGTTCGCCATTGCGTTTGGATTTTTAAAAAGAAAGTTATTGCTTCTAAAGCTTGCGGGATAATCTCAAAATCATCTGACTGTGTCATTTCATCCGGCAACGTCAAACCAAAGGCGGCGGCATCCTCGGCTAATCCATCTTTTGACGGTGGACCGTTGCACCAATACTCTGCCGCCTCTAGGAGTTTTTTGTTTTTGCCTCTACTAACGAATCAAAATAAGATTCAATAATCGCACTGGCAAGCATTGGAATATCTAA